CATAATAAAGCTCATCGCCTATAAATCTATATTTATATGATGCAAGCGGGTCATTAGGAAATCTTTGGCTTGCTAAAAAATCTATCTCAGAGTTTTCATCAAAAAACAAACTAGATTTGACTGTTTTAGATACAAAGTCTGAGTTAATTTCTTTATCTATTCTTTCTTTACGTTGTAGGTCTGCCAACCTTTCTTCAAAAGTATCTGCCATCTACTCACCCATTTGGTTTAACAAACCTTGTAAATATTCTCTTCTTTCTGGAGTTGTTTCAGGGTTGGCCATTTCCTCCATAATATCCTGTTTAAGTTTAGCCATACTATCTTCTTGTTGTGATTCTTGTGCTTCTCTTTGTCTTTTTAAGTAAGCAGCATTGACTACGTTGTAAGCATCTTTGTTACCTATATTTTTTAACTCTTCTCTTTCTTCATCTGTTTGAAGTAGTTTATTCTCAGGTTTTTGCTTAAATTCTGTTTTAAATTTTGCAAGAGCCGCATTAATTTCTGCTATAGACGCACCCTTTTCTGCTAAACGCAAGCTTTCTTCTTGCCATTCTGCATTATATCTTTCACTTAGTTCTGCAATTCTGTCCATGTAACCAAGCATACGCATATATCCAGTGTAAGTTGATGCTAATGTTGGTGATGCAGCAAAAAATATGTCCATTTCTCTATTTGATATAGCACCTTTTGTTTTGCCAACCAAAGCCATAACAAAATTTATACTGATTTGTGTTAGAGCTTGTTGTCCAGCTAATTTTTCAACATCTACGAGGTTTGCAAATCTTGACCCAGCTATTAAATTTCTTAAACCTAAGGTCACATTTTCGACTGCGCCAAAACCACTCTCACCTAATTCATCTGCTAAACTTCTTGCGATACTTACTTGGTCACGCAAAGCAGTGGCAGCATCGGCTTCTTCTTGCCATTTAGATTCTGTCTCTGCAATTTTGTTTGCTCTCTTTTTGTCAAGTTCATTACCAGCGCCTTGTAAATTTATATTAGTACCGCCTTTATCTATGGCAATAGCACCCAAACTTAAAAGTTCTCTTATTTGTGGGTCATTAGCAGCCAATGTTGTAGTGTCCCTATAACCTACACCTGTTTGTGGGTTTAATAAAGGTTTGCCATCTGCACCTATCGCATCAACCAACATAGAAGTATCAAAGCTAACTGTTTTTATATCTCTATTGTTTAAATCAATTATTTTAAGAGCATAATCATTTAAAAACTTTTCTCCCTGTTGCTCATCTTGTAAAGCTAATTCCATGGCTTTCATAGCCACAGCTTGTTCCTCTTTTTTCTTGTCTGCTTTTCTTTTTGCTATGTCTTCGCTAAGAGCTTGAAAACCCATACCTAAACCACGGCCAATAGATGGGAACTTTTCTGCTTGTTGTGCAAGCAAGCCAGCGCCTAATTTACTGGCTACGTCATAAATGCTTACTGGTGTATTTTGTCCTTGTAAAGCAGATAGTCTTTGTTGATATTTTTCAAAACTATCACCAAAATCTGTTTCTGCTCTTTTTTTTAGAATTCCAAATGGGTCGACATCACCACCGTCTTGATAACCCATTAACGAAGATATACCCATTCTGCTTATTGTCATTGTTGTGCAAAGTTATAATTGGTTTGTGGAGGATTAAAGAAGCCACCAAGTCCGCCCAATGCACTCAGTCCAGCACCTAATCCTGTTTGTAAAGCAGACGGAGCAACACCAAACGTTGTAGCTGTTTGACTAAATCCTGCTGGTACTGCTGAAACAAACGGCAGTAATGACTGCATTTGTTGTAGTGGTGCCATTTGTTGTTGCATGGCATTGGCTCTTGCTGCGTCTAGTTGTGCTTGTTGTTGCCCTTGTGTTAATCCACCAATGCCTAAGTTTCTTTGTATATCAGCCTGCGCTGCTTGTTGAGCTTGTGTACCCAAACCAGATAAAGCACTACCAACACCAAATTGTGCTTGTTGCCTTTGTTGTGCAATCTGAGCTTCTGTGCCACCTAATGTACCAAGTTGATTCGCTAAAGTTTGTTGTCCAGCCAAAGCTCTTTGTCCAGCTTGTGATAATGCCTGTTGTCCTGTTTGTCCAAAACTAGCCAAAGTAGAGCCTAAACCTCTTAGCCCTGCTGCTCTTTGCCCAGCAATGTTGGCTAAGTTACCACCTAAACCAGTTAAAGCTTGTTGTTGTCTACCAAACTCACCTAAAGCAGCTTGTTGTGCTTGTTGGAAACCTCTGCTTCTTATACTACCTAGGGCTTCACCTAAGCCTCTACCAAGAGCTTCTTGTCTTTCTGTAGCGCCAAGCCTTGCTCTGGAACCAAAAGCCGATTCACCGCCTCTAGCAATATCTGAAGCTCTAGCAGAAATATCTGCTTTTGCTCCTTGTTTCATAATATCTTTTCTTGTTTGGTCTATAACAGCTTGTTCAAAAGGATTGTAAAAATCTTGTGTCATATCTTGGCTAAATCTACCTGTACCACCTCTTCTTAAAAAACCTGAAGCTTCAGCCAGTCCTCTACCCAGTTGTCTTTCTGCGCCCCTTACAATACCTCGTGCTTCACCCAAGCCGCCAAACAAAGATTCTAAACCTTGCTCTCTAAAAGCTTGTTCTTGACCCACGCCACTTGCTACGCTACCTAAAGCTTCTCTACCGAGTCCTCTAGCTGTGTCTGTGCCTCTAAATAAGTCTTCTAAGCCTGAACGATAAGATTGTCCCGCTTGTTCAATAAAGGGTGTTTGTATGCCCGTAGCCTGTCTTGATAGTTGTATTGCTCTTTGTTGGTCAGGTGAAAGACCTGCAACCATTTGTGGAGCAATTAGGGGATTGCCTTGCTCGTCAAAGAACGTTCTATTACTTGCTTGAAAAGCCTGTTGTAAAAAACCCGGTCTGTATGATTCTGTGCCGGGTATACCTGAACCATAGAACAACTCTCTGGTTGCAGGGTCTAAAGACCTAAATTGTTGTTGAACGTCTAATGCAATAGGTTCTTGTGTTTCAGCCATTATGCCACGCTCCCAAAATGTTCCATAAGTTTATACATAATTCTTGTGCCTGATTCTCTACCGGGGTCTCCATTAGGTGTTAAGGTAACAATACCGTTACCGCCTTTTGCCATGTCAAAACCACCAGCACCTCTTACTGCTTTAGCTGTCATAACAAATTCACCGTCAGATAGCATAGCTGGTATGTCATCAGATGTTTCTGTTCCCGGACCGTTAATATCTCCGTCCATGGGTGGGAAATTATTTATGTCTAATTCGCCACCCTCTTGCATTTTTTCTGTGCTTAAATAATTTAAAAATTTTTTAAATTCTGTTTTTGCTTGTGCAGATGGCAAAGAATCTATACCACCATCTTTGTATGCAGCAATGTTTGTTGTCGTCAGATATGTTTTTGCATTTTGTAAATTTTTTGTAGCATTGTCATACTGTTTATCATATTTGTTTGGTATTTTCATGTACAAATTTCCAACATCTTGTCTTTTTTTCTTCAGTGTGTCGATGTAAGAACTTACATTTGCTTCGGAAAACGTGCTAGCGCCACCACCCTTAGCCATCTGTACTACACCACCATCTGCAAAAGCCATGATGCCACCCATAGCAGCACTTCTAGGTGTTATACCTGTGCCACCACCTTGTAATACAGGCATACCTTCACCTGTTAAACCGTATTCAACTCTGCTAGGCATTTCTTCGCCTTTTTGTCTTGCTATCTCAGCAGCTATATTATATCTACCTAGTTGGTCCATGGTAGTCAATGGAGTAAGTGGTACACCTTTAAAGTTTTTTGCATCTTCATACGCTAATTTACCTACCAATCCTGCTAGTCCTGCAATCCCTAAATTGCCGAGACCGCTTGGCCTACCTTCTCCATCTCCAAACATGCTTAAAATACCGCTTCTGCTTTTTGATGCCTCATTAATTAATGCAGCTTTCTCTTCATCTGTCATTGCAGCTATTTCCTCTGCTGTGTAACCCAATCTTTCTAGTTGTGCTGAACGACCACCAAAACCAAAATAATCTCCGATGCTTTTAATTATTTGTGGTGTGCCACCTTGGTCTGTAGGGCTTCTTCTAAACATGCCACCCGGACTGAATAGCCCGCCTAAACCTGACCTAAATTTACCACCAGCACCAAAAAATTTGCCTGTTGTTGCTTTAGCAGCACCCTTACCTAACAATCCTTTAAGTGGACCCGCACCACCAATACCTGCTATGCCTAAGCCTATTGCCGCTATTGGAGCCACTTTTTTTACTACCTTTTTTAAACTTTTACCTATTTTTTTCAAAAATCCAAACTCAGGATTGCCTGTTATAGGATTTATAGACATTCCGTTGCCAACCTTATATTCATTTGGGTTGAGGCCAACGCTCATCATTTCTTGTTCTAATCTTTGTCTTGTTTCAGGCGTTATGACTGGTGGAACCACCATTTCTCCTGCTGCAACATGTGCCAAATAATTATCTTCGTTTCTGCCTAAGCTAGCTAATCCTTTCATGTTTTCTGTATTCATGTGCATAATTTATAAATTCTACCCTATTTCTAATGATTTTTATTAAATTCTTGTGCAAATTGTTTCATAAAATTTTTTGATTCTTCATGACAAACTAGCCAAAAAACTAATAAATATCTATCACCACTTATTACAGGTAAGCCTCTGTGCATGTGAGTTAGGCTTGGAAATATAAGGGCATTACCTGTAGGCAAAGGTTCTACGGTGCCTTTACGCATAAATTCCGTACCACCACCCTTATATTCACCTGTGTTAAGAGGCACTACAATACTTATATCGGAACTTGCGTCATGATGCCAAGCTCCTTGTTTTTTGTCTTTTAAATTGTAATTAGCTATTTGTATATTTCCACCAGTAACCGCTCTATTCCATATACTTAACAGAATTGGATTGATTACAGAATCAACAACACTCATTAATGAATGATATAACTGTGGACATTTATCATGTAACACTATTTCAGGTATTTGTCTTAATTCATCCTCTTCTTCGTTTGGCTCAAAGCCAAAATAATTTGTCATGTTGTGCATTTCATTAACAAGCAATGTACAAAGCTCTTTTGAAAACAAAGGAATTGTGTGTACATCAGGTAAAGGCTCTTTTATTATTTCATTAAGTGGTAAATTATCTAAAGATTCTGATTGATTACTATAAAAATTACTCAGCAAAGGCAATGTTTCTTTTGCTTTTTGTAAGGTTGTTTTGTCTACAAACCAGTCAGAAGCAAAACTAAGTAATAAATTTTTTAATTGATAGTCTCTTGTTGTCTTGGTTTGTGCCAACATTTTGGTTGTTACAAGGAGCCAATGCCCATGGGCTTAGGCGGAGAATCGGGTAAACCTTCAGGATTAATCAAATCTGGCGGCCTAGATTCTCTTGATACCATTTGTATCATCAATTTAAAATCTTGCATGTCAAACTCAGGGTCATCACTTTGTAACATTTTTTGTAACATCATAACTGCTTGATTGTGTTCTTCTGAACCCATAGGCTTAGACAAAATAATATTTACCATATCTTGATAACCCTCATTAGCTAATGGAGTAAATACCTCATCTATGATGTCCTGTCGCGCTTGCATAAACTCTTTTTGTTTTGGGTCTACTTTTATTGCATCGTCTGTTTGTTTTTGAATCATAGCTATGTTAGATTCAATGCTGTTTGGTTGCATTTCACCTGCTAGTTTTTGTATTCTTTCTTCTAATGTTGCCATACTATCTTCCTAATTTATGTTTACGGATATGTTACCACTTGTATTTACCGAAACAAACCCTAACGAACCTGTGGCTTTGAAGCCTTTTTGATTTGGGTCTGTAGTTAAATTTATAAAATTAGCACCGTCAAAAACCTGTAAAATGCTTAAACTTGTGTTAAAAATTACGTCACCTTGCAAAAAATTTAATTCTGCAAGTTCAGTTGCATTAAATCTAGGAGTGCTGTTTGGGTCAAATTGACCTAAATTAATTTCTAACACTCTAATAAGTCTATTAAAAACTTCAGGTGTTACATTTTGTACTGCAATAGGTAGCCTTGTTGGCAATAATTTTGCCATTATCTTCTACCGTCTGGTTGTATATCTAATCTTGTATATCCTAGTCTCCATTTAACACCCAACCTGTTTCCTGTCGCAGCATCATCGTCACTTTGCAGTCTTAGAACAGCTTGTCTGCCTCTAGCTCTTACATGCACTTGTGCCGTGTTATTAGATATATCTTTTGTAGCTCTTGTGGTTAAAGACTCACTAGGTGCATTACGCGTTTTAAGTAGCATATTTATTAAAGGTCCACCCGTTGTGACATTTGTCCCATAAAATTTAATATCTGGTATCATTCTACGTATAAAAGCGAAATCATTACCATCTTGTAAATCAAAATCCGAACTTTCTATAAAGACACCATCCATAGGTGAACCGTCATCATCATCACCATCTTCATGATTAAATATTACGTTATTAGCCGTTGCTAATGGTCTATCAAATACATTTTGGTCTACCCAAGCGGTTCTTACCAGTTGTCCAATAGACCAAACACCCTCTAAATAATTATAAATAACATACCTTGAAACCTCTGACGTACCATCACTTTCAGCAGGGTAAAACCACCATACCTCATTATATTCTTTGTTAAGAGCAGCAAAAACTTTGTAGGCTTGCCCTATGTCCAAATCTTCTTGTACATAACTTAAAACACTACATGGTAATTTTTGGACTGAACCAGTATAAGAATAGAAACCGTCATCACCCATCCAAAACACGCCATTTGGAGAATTTATTGCAGCATTAGGTCCAATCATGCCCGTGCCTTCATTTATTAAATTAAGTGCGAAAGTAAGAGGCGGTCCAACAAATTGCATGCTATACATAGATGTATCAGTCCATATTAAAATTTCTTGTCTAGCCCTTATACCACCTCTAATCTCACTACCAGCAGAAAGCCTTACTGAACCTGCTGTGTTTGTGGTTTTTGGTTCAAATTCTGTGATACTTTCTTGGTCAGAAAACACAACCAACATGGGGTCAACAACCCCACTTCTTGTTGCACCCGATATTGGGTCTGCACCAAGAATAATAACATGTCTATCTGTATCACTAACAATAGTTTGTAATCCTACCGTAGGTGCTAAATTAGAACCTGATAAACTTGTGATATTTACAGCTCTAGTGTTTGTGCCGTTAGTTTCATCCCAATAAAAAATACCGCCACCCCTAGGATGTAATATTAAATCTTCACCAAAATTGTCTGCTGACCATAAACGTAATTGGTTTGTAAAAGTTAAACTTGTTGATGCACCATAAGCACCTGCACCCCAAGCACCTGAACCCCAGCCTGAAGACTGTATGAAATTATCTAGGCCAACATTAAGTTGATATGCTCCATCAACCCCAGAGCCACCGTTACCTGTATCACTTGAATTAGCTGTTGCTGAAGCAGTAAATGTGTAAGTATTTGCTGTAGGTACGCTAACTATTTGGTGTTCTTGATTAAGCACAGTTGCAGTTATATTTCCGCCTAAACTGACAGCACCGCTTATAGTAACAAAATCGCCTTGTACAGCACCATGTGTACTATCAGTGGCTGTAATTGTTGCTGAACCGTTTGTAGCAGAAAAAGTAATACTGTCAGTGCTTGTTTTTCTTATTGGTGTAACATCAGCTAATGTTGTTCCTTCTAGTATAAAAGCTTTTAAATGTGTGCCAACATAAAGGTATTTATTACCTTCTAAAGAAATCCATGGAAATAATTTTCTGCAAGTGCCAACAAAAGTTGAAGTAGTGTTTTTTGTCCACCCACCTATTTTTTCTACAAAACCTTTTCTGAATCTCACTAAAGAGGCATCAAACCATCCGCCAGAATTGGTTAGGCTTGTACCTTCTTTGTCTATACCAGCTTTAAACTGAAACTTTGCAAACGGCATGTTTCATTTTAAGCTATTCTAATTATAGCTGTAGATGCTGCTTTTGCTGGAAATACTATTGTAAAGTCACCTGCTGTGGATGTTTTGTCTCCACCAAAATCTATGGTTGCTACAGACTTATCACCATTTGTATCGTTATAAATCATACAGCCTCTTGCAGTTATTGTAGCTGTACTAAACGTTAAGTCAGCAAAATCAGTCACCGCAGTAGTGCCTGTAGCAGATGGTGTTACATTTGTTAAAGCTGAACCACCTGAAGTATAGTTTGTACCACTTGCTTGTCCTGTGGTAGTAAAAGCAGTTGTCGTAGCTCCTAATGTAGCAGAACTTGTGTATAACGCTAATTTGAAACTATTGCCACTTGAATTAGTAAAGTTATGTGTACCAGTTAGCAGCTCTACTTTAAAGCTTGTAGTTAGTGTAGATGTTATTGCCATATTAAATACCTTTTATAATTTTTGCTAAATCTTCGCTACCACCCTTTGTCAAATCTTGAATGAGTGTAGCTTTATAAGATTTTAAAGCATTTTTAATATATATCAAACATACTTGGTAAATTAAATCTCTATATGCTCTAGCCTGCGCCTTAATATGTTCTTCATTATCATCGGAAAATCCTACTATTTTTTCTGTTAATTGTTCTGCCCAAAATTCAGGTGGGTGTCCACCAAACTTTGTTGTTGATACTTCTACCATGCCTAACTCAGGCACACCATCAGGTGTAATTTTTATTACCATTTGTTTGGCTCCGGGGCTTTTAGGTGACTGTCGTACCTATCAGCAACTTGTGGCATAACTATTTTTTTTTGCACTTGCATTTCGCTTATTTTTTTAAGTTCAAGACCATTTTTACCTGAAACAGGTACTAACGGGTCATGCAACCTATGATAACCATAGAGTCTTTGTTCACCCGGTACGTTTGTATCTAGTAAAGAACTGCTAGAAGCAACCTCAACCTGAATACCCTTTTCCATACATTTTACCAACCAAAATTCTACACAAGCTCTTCCTTGTTCTGCAAAATGCAAATTGTTTTTGTATGTGAAATCAATTCCAAATAGTTTTACATTTGCTACATCGTTCCAATATGCAAATGCTACAGCGTAAGCAACCGTGTTATTAAGATAATGACAATTTGTTGCCTTTACAATTTCGTGGACGGGGTATTCAACCAAGCTTTTGCATCTAGTATCAGACTCACAGGTGTATATAGGTTTGTTGTGATTTAACAGTAGTTCTTTCATGCAATCGGTTTGACCACCTGCATCTTCTGTATCTAGGAAACGACTTGGTGGGTCCATCATAAATACTCTGTCATGAAAAATTACTGATGCTACTGCATTTATTGCCCATACCTCATCAAAGTGTACGCTATGTGATTTTGCTAAATTGTAATCAAACCAACTTTTACCAAGGCCTACAATGGCAACAGTTTTGCCGTTAAGTTTTTTTATAGGTTTCATCTCTCTCTCTCAAAAAATGTAACTTATGTTACGTTTGTTCTTAATGAATCATATCTCATTTCATCTCTTGTATCGCGTCCTTCTCCAAGATTTTTTAATCTTAAAACACTCTCTTTAAATCTAGCTTCATACATACCTATATCATCTGCTGGCAATTTTAAAAATACTGCACCTTCCAACAAACATCCGTATAGTAAAGTATCTGGTGCATCTGTTGATAAGTATGTTGTTCCTGAATCAGCTCCTGCTGTCAAAGAAGCTGGTTTTGCTAAATAGTGTAGCTCCATAGTGTAGTTACTATCGGGTATTGGTGCTATCTCAAAGCTACTTTGGTCAAAAATAGCATAATATCTTGGTGTTCCTCTTGTTGCTGTGCTTGACACAAATTCTTTAATAAAAGAATTGTGTTTTAAGTCTAAGTAATCATAAGTATTTGAACTTATGACTGCTAAAGAAAATGGTGCTAAAAAATCTGTGGGCGTAGCCAAAAACCTGTTGTCTGTTGTTACATTACCTTGAACGTTTTTTCTTTGGTCGGGTATTTGTACAGTTTTTAGTATTCTTTCTTCTGCTTGTAAAATAATATTATTCAAATTATTAACAAATGTAGTTTCATCTGTCTCTAAGTAGTCTTGTACAGCAGTTTTAAGTGTTGCTAATGTAAAGCTCATGATGTAGTTATTGTAACTGTACCTAAAGCACTTGTCATGCTATCGGGTGTAGTAAGTTTTTTACCAATAATTCCTAAGTCAAAATTTGTATATACAGTAAAAATAGTTGGTGAAACGCTTATATCTGGTCTTGGTTCACGAACTGCTTGTGGGTCTACGATGTTAGTTCTTGGTTCAAGTTGTGGATGTTTGGGTTCATAACATTCAGGACATGTTTTCAAACCATTCCATTCTTTGCGTAATTCTTTTAAGAAATATCTAAAACCACACCTGTCACATATAGCGTAGGCATTTTTGTTACTTGCAAAAGACATTACGCAATATTGTAATGTGAAAGGTCAGGCGTTACTTTAAACGAAGCTCTATCTTCATCAGCTTCCATTGCTCTTTGAAACTCCTCATCATATATTTGTTTTAACAAACCTGTTCTTTCTGGACTTTTCTTCACTGATAAGTAATAAGCTAATCCAGCAGTAAGGCAAGGATAAAACCTAAAAGGAATTTCTAAAGTGTTTGTAGCTGCATCAACATCATCCATTCTTGTGAGAACATTTAAGTGTAATGTATATGTGCTTGATTTATCAGGTGCTGGATATACCTTTATAGTAGGAGTTATCTGTTTATCTATAAAAAATTGTAACGGCTTGCCTGTTGTTGATTTGTTGGGTACAGCAGAATATTCGCTCCTACTTAACCTAGTCATTTGTATGTCAGAGTTTTCTGAATTAACAGTCTCTCTTACAAAAGCATCTAAAACATCAATGGCTGCTGTACCGTTACTACTGTCAACATTATAAGTAATAGTATCTTTGACCATAGTTACTGTTTTTTCTTGTATAGTCCATTGATTTAAACCACGGTTCGCCCACTCTGCTAAAAGTAAATTTAAACTTCTTCTAGCTGTTCGTAGGTCATAAGCAGTTCTAAGCTCTAGGCCGCATCTTTCAAAGGCTTCCTCGATGTAATCTGCAACATCAAGTTCGAAGTTTTTACTATTTGAAAGTGACATTACTTTTTCTTTTTAGTTTTTTTTAAAGTTTTCTCTAATCTAGCTGCTTGGTTTGCATGTAACCTAGATGCTTTTTTTAGCTCTGCAATCATTTTGCGTTTTTGTGCAATAGTTAATTCAGCCATAATTTACTTTTTGTTTTTGGCTGAGCCACCTCTACCAAGTTTCTTAACACCTGCCTTGCCTCCGCCCATCATTTTTTTAAC